GTTCGACGTTACGGAAGTCGGCCGCATCGAATGATCGCTCAGTCGATTCCTTCTCGTCGGCCGTGTGATGCACAACCTCGGAGACGTAATGGGTCCGAAGACGCTTGTCGGCCCAGGACCGTTCCTGGAAGTCGGTGTTTTGGTAACGGGACTTGTAAACGAGCTGCATAACCTCGGTGAACGAGGTTCGATCGTTACCCTTGGCATTGCGATCGACGGCCGACGAACCACCCTCGATCTTGTCGAAGGGAACGCCGTTTTCGTCGAACTTAACACCCTTCGACGGGGGGCCGTTCGACTTGGCGCCGTCCATGATCGAGCGGAAGGTTTCCTTCAACTCTTCCTTGAGGGAAGCCTGGCTGGCGGCGAGTTGGCCGGCGACCAGCGACTTGATCTGGTCTTCCTGGTTCGACTCCTCGGCGACGTTGGCCGCGATGTAGCCTCGTGCGACCGACTCCTCGGAGACCAGGGCGATCTCGCCGGCCTTGTATTCGCCGACGTTGATCTTGAACTTCAGGAACATGACGGGATACTCCCGATGTTGTCGTGGGGGTTGACAACGCTCGGCTTCGGTGAGTCTCTATCTCGCCGTGGGTCCGCCGCACCTCGAAGGCGGGTCGGGACGGGAGACTGACCACTCATGCTTTGCGACACGAGGGACGTGTAAGGATCGATCCGCTTTACGCGGAGAGGATGCAGAAGGGGCCGCAGGTCTGGGAACCGTCGGCGATCGTCATTTGCTTGCGCCACATCGGCTTGCCGTCGACCCGCAATTTCCAGAGGAACGCGGTCTGGTCGGTGTCGAAGAACTTCTCGTCGCTGGACCGGGCCTCGATCACCGAGGCGAGAGGGAGGTAGGACATGCCGATGTCCGGGGCGCCGTCGACCGATCGGGCGCAGAGTCCGTACTGGCTCCAGTCGCCGAGGATCAAGTCGCCTGGGGCTCCCAAAACCGGGCACTGCTCGCAGGCGATGACGGGACGGCCCTTCAGCAAGGGATACGGGTTGCCGTACATGCCTTGCGGGAGATAGATGTTCGACAGCCAACCGGCGGTCGTCGCCGTGGCGTCGAGCTTCAAGAGCGTGTCGTCGTTCGTCAGCCAAATGGCGTTGCGGCGGCAAGGCCCGTAGAGTTTGGACCACATCGAATTGACGTCGGCTACGGCGATGTCTGCGGACCCGGCCCGCGTAACCGTGACCGTGGCCGGGGCCTTGATCACGCCGAGCGGCCTCTTGATGCCAAGGCCGTTGATCATCGCGTCGACCAGTGAGAAGCGAATATCGTAATGGGCGGCGTAGGACAGGGCCGACTCGGCGAGTTCCGCGTCGTCCAGGAGGTCGTTGCTCATCTGGCTATAGACGATGCACCGCTCGGGATTGAACGGGACAATGGCTGTCGCCGGGTCGCTGAGGTACGGCGTCAGGTTGGCGTAGTCGCTGCCTTCCCAATGTGCCCGGATTCCGCCCCATCGCGAGCCGGTCGCACGGGACGACTCGTCGAACGCGGGGAGGTTGAATTCGTTCTTGGTCGTCGTCAGGAAGAGGCATCGCGACAAGGGTCCGTCGACCTCGCGGGCCTTGTCCCAAATCTGGCGCGCCAGCTCCACGGACAGGATGAACCCGCCGTTGGAGCCGGTGGACGTCGTGTTCATGGCGCGGGAGACGGCCGCGAACGACGTCAATTTCGGCGGGCCGCTTCGGATAGCGGTGGACATGGTGCGATGCCTCGGTATGTCAAAGAGCGGTGTGCGGGCGGTGGATCAGGCTTTGCCGCGAAGCAGTTCGACGAGTTCCCGGATCATGACGCGGTTCTGCTCATGCCAGTCTTTGATCATCCGGGAGTTGTCGGCCATGATGTCGGCGAGGCGACGGGCGACGATCGGCGGCAGGCCCGCGAGCGGATCGACGGGTTCGGGCTCGGGTTCCGGTTCGGCCTGGACGACCGTGGCTTCCGGCTCCGCAGGTGTCTCGACCACGGCATCGGCGTCGCGTTGGACGACTTCATCGATGGGGTCGGCGGGGATCTCTTCCGTGACGACGTCCGCGATCGGATCATCGGCCACGACCTCGACCGCTTCGTCAGCCGACCGATCGACGCTTTTCTCGTCCGGTTCGTCGGGGGTGTCCTCGACGGGCTCAGGCTCGCCGCCGTTCATCTCTTCCACGATCGGCTCGACCAGCGGCTTGACGTCTTCAGGAGGCGTCCAGAAGCCTCGCACGACGAGCTTGGAGAGCGAGCGGAGTTCGGGGTCCGTCAAGGCGCCGGCTGCGCCAGGAATTGACACACAACTGTACTCAAGCAATTCCGACGTCCGATAAACCAGTTCGCAGTCCTTCAACTCGGGACGGCTTCGCACTTCCTCGCGCGTCGGCGTGCCGGCGTCGCTGGGCAGGATCGACACCGACCAGCCCCGCATCGTCTCGTCCTTGTAGAACGAGAACAGGAGGTCGGAGAATTCGTCCTTCGCGAACTGGGTTTTGGCGAGGATGCGGCCGTTGCCGACGCCGTCCTGCTTCACCCAGAGGTTGCGGCCGATCGGGACCGACCCGCGAACCGGCGACTTGCCGTGCTCGAAAAGCACGATCGGGTTCTTGCGGTAGTTCGTGAAGTCGACGCCGCTGCTCTTGATGACGGTGCGATAGCGATCGACCTCGCCGGTGCTGATCTTGGCGACGATTGTGCGATCGTCCGCATCGACGTCATCGATCACCGCACCGAAGGAGCGGAGGATGTTTTCCATTGGGCTGGCTCTCTGGTGTGCCGCAAGGGCTCAGTCGCCTTCGTCGCACGGAATCCAATCCCTCGACTCGACGGGCTCGGGCTTGGATTGTGCGGCGACCGACGATTGGAACGCCCCCAGGTCGGAGACCGGGAGCCAGATGCCGTCGATTCGCTGATACAGCACGACGGGAAAGGGGAAAGAGACGACCTGATCGTCCTTGGCGTCCAGGACGTGCTGGGCGTTCTCGTCGAACGCCTCGACGTCGGCCTTGGTGGGGAGCGGGTTGACGGGCACGATCAGGAGGGGAGGCTTCGAGTGCATGTTAATTCCAGGCGTCGTTCCGCGTGTTCACTCGCCGCTTCGTCAGGCTGGACAGGATCACCTTCGGCGTCTGATTCAGGCCGACGCGATGCGTCCGGACGTTGCCCTTGCGGTCGTGATGGACGGCGGTCAGTTCGGCTCTTTTGGTCGCACCCGTATTGTGTATTCGATTCGCGGCTGAAATGTGCGGGCGAATATGTGGCTGGATTCGTCGTGGAGCCTGATCCACATCGCTGTATGTGCCCGCCATGATTTGAGTGCGAACGCCCGCAAGCTTCCCTGTGAGAAATGCGGGAGCGAAGGCGTTAAGGGCAGGCCGAAGGAATGGGTGAGGCTTGTGCCGATACGTACCAAATTCTTGGTAGATACTATAAGGTGCGTCAGAGTGGAGAGTTAGGGTTTTTGATGAAGGAGAGTAAGTTGCGTAAATCTTGCTTTTCAAAAACCCGGTGTCTTCCGGCGCGAGTGCTTTAGCCATCGCAACCATCGCGTCACCGGCCTTCAGCATCCTCTGTTCGATTAGGTCATCGATCCATTTCGTCGGTTTCCAATTTATAGCCATAGTTCAACGCAATACCTGTTGAATTTGATTAGGCGACTTCATATAATCGACCTATGAAAAAACCTAAGATCAGCGGAATCTATGCCGCAGTCAACCGACTTAATGGGCACCTTTACATAGGGAGTTCGAGTGATATCTACAGAAGATGGAATGACCATAGAAAACTGTTGAGAAAAGGCAGCCACCCCACGCCTTATTTTCAGAACGCCTGGAACAAATACGAGGAGAGTGCGTTCGATTGGGTCATTCTGGAAACTTGCTTACCGGAACCGACCATGCTCGTTGCCAGGGAATCAGAGTGGATGAAAAATAATGTTGGAAAGATGTACAACTTTAACAATGACCCATCGCCAAGGTATCAAAAACCGTTCTCGGAACAACACCGTGCGAGGCTAAGCCTCGCACACAAGGGCAGAAAACGCGGACCTCTCGGGTATGTTCCTTCAAGCAAGATTAATGAGAAAGATGTACCCGAGATTTGCAACCGCTATGCGGGTGGAGAACCTACTTCAGTAATCGCCAGGGACTACGGGATTAGCACTTGGTCGATTCCAGAGATCGTGGGCCGCAAGACCTGGAAGCATGTTCCTGTCGATCCCGAGATTGAAGAGGCGTGCCTGTCTCGAATAAAATCAAGAAAGTCCCAATTCCCAACTATCGCCAAACTTAACTATGAGCAGGTTCAAGAGATCCGACAGCGGCTTATAAACGGCGATAAGCAGTCACATCTTGCAAGAGAATTCGGGATATCGATTGGCTCGATGACGCAGATAGCGTCAGGGAAAACCTATAAGTACGTACCCTGGCCTGAATCCCCGAACGCACCGCCAAGGAATCAGGCTAGAACCGCGATCCGAGGACGCAACCCATCGTTGTCAGATGATGAAGTACGCCATATACGCAAACTACTGGAAGAGGGAATGACGTGCTACTCGATTGGCAAGAGATACAAGGTTTGCCATTCCGTAGTCCGGCAGATCAGGGATCGTCGTACCTATCGGTACGTTGACTAATCATCCCGTCCTCCCGAAAGCATTCTCATCCAACGGCCCGCGACCGGCGGTGAAAACCTCGCCGTCGTCTCCGTTGCGGAATTCAAAACTACAGCGGCACATCCCGTGACAGTCGCATTCGGCCCCAATTGCAGGAAGGCTTCCGATTGGAACCCAACCGCGACCGGCGTATTCCGGGCACTGCCGGCAATGCTTGACGTCCGGGTCCAAAACGCGGCGTTCCTGGTCGAACACGCCGTCAACGACGTACGTCGTCCTTGCTACGTCCTGTGCGTAACCCCAGACGCACGCGCCGTAGGATTCCGCACGGGCGATGAACTGATTTGGCGTGAGCGGGGGAGGGGAGACGACGACGGTGATCGTCGCGTCGGGGTTGAAGGGATACGGCCGCATCATGTCGGCCTGGAATTTGTCGATGTAGGCGTCCTGCACCTGGGCCTGACGCTCGGCCTGCTGGAGTTCCGAGCCCGTCAGGGGACGCGGGCCGACCAGCGCCATCGCGCCGGCGACGATCGACTCGCGGACGAACGACTTCATCCGCTTGAAGAACCGCCCCGCTTGTTCACGTAGAGACCGCCCGACTTGCTCAACTTCGGCATCGCCGACGTGACGCTTAGGCTCTTTCCGCCCGAGGTATTCCCTCGCGAATTGCTCGGCTTCATGACGGAGCCACGCTTTGCAAAAAGATCGAACCGCTTCGAGTAGGCGAAGATGCTCAGGCCCATCCAGGAGTCCCTTCTTGTAGCGGGCCGTCCAGCCCATCCGCTTCAGGACGTGGGCCAGGATCGCCTCGGCCGACGCCGGCTTGGACGTCATGTGCTTAGAGCCGAGGGAGGGTCCACGCTCCACGACAGCCACCCGAAAGGGTCGCCATCCTCACCCTCCCCAGTTAATCCTTCGACTCCATGAACCTGCGCATCCGCTTGATCGTGAACCCGACGATCAACGCCAGGACGATCGGGATCAGGATTTCCGCCGCGACGAGACCGAGCACGGGGTTTCTTCTCCGAAGATTTCCCGCCCTTGGGCTTCTTCGCGTCCTTGTTGCCGACCGCAGCGGAGCCGCCGCCTTCTTGCGAGCCGGACGCCGCGAGCGTCGCGGCCGTGATGGTCGCCTTATTGAGTTCGTGGATCATCGACGGCTGTGACATCGTGTTCGGAAGCCACGGCTCGTCTCCCCAGGGGACCGGCGGCAGGCCGTTGTCCGCGTTCGCCTGGTTGATCGTCGTCGTGCCGTTCTTCACGGCCATATCGATAATCTTAGCTTCCCGTTCGCGTTCTTCCTTGATCGGGTTGTCGAAGGCCACGAAAAGGTTGTCGTCCCACCGGCGTACGAACTTGGTCAGCCGGTTGGCGATCGTCGTGCAACGCGGGAGGACGCCGTGTCGGGCGTGCTTCTCCGTCGCCGCCGTCTGGTTCGACAGGTTCGTATCGGTCGTGAAGAACTCGTACGGGACGCCGAACGCGCCGCAGATCGCCTGCCAGTCGTATTCGGCGATCTTCAGCCCCGCCAGGTCGGTCGGGGCGTAGTTCATGGGCATGAAGTCCCATGCACCCGTCGTCAGCAAGATCCCGCCCTGCGCCGACCGGGCGTGCTTGCGGTTCAGGTCGGCCTCGAATCGGTCCTTCTCGTCGCGGCCGGGGACGTTGTTCGGGTCCTTTGGCGTTCCGATCAGATTCGGGCGAGGACCCATCGCCAGGAGTTGTTCCTGGATCGAGACGAACTTGTCTTCGAGCCGTGCGTATTCGACCGCCGCGTAGAGCGGGGAGAACGCCGCGCCGTACGGGTCCTTGATCGACAGGCTGTGCCCGAAGTAGACGACCTCATCGCGATACAATGTCTGGCTGTAATACTGATACTTGCCGACGACCGAGTTGTTCGCCTGGCGCACCGGGTAGACGTACTGGCTGTAGAGCGGCCAGAACCAACGCGGCGGCATCTTGTCCGACCACTCGCCGGGACGCTCGGGGTAGAAGTACGCCCGCCCGACGACGTCCATGTACAGGACCATCAGTTTGAGCAGCGACGTCCGGTCGAAGTCGTCGTTCGGGTCCGGGTTATCGAGCATGTAGAGGAACGGATGGTTGCGAATCTCGGTGATGTCCGAGATCCGCGTCGATCCGCCCGCGACCGCCCGGCTCTCGCGCAGGTAATTGAACTGCCCCCGCGTGATCGACCGGGGATCGGAGATATCCTTGGGCTTCCGGCCGCCCGACGAGTCCATGTAGAGACGAAGCGGGACGGCACTGACGGCGTCGGCGTTGCGTGTGGCGCAGCAATACGCGATCGACTTGAAGTTCTCGATCAGCCGCGACGGCGACGGGGCTGCCTTCGCACCCCATGCGTCGGTCGTGTACGGGCCGCCGATCCACGACGTACCGGGCGAGAAGTTACCCGGAGGCCCCTTGGGCTCGGGCTCCTCGCGGACCTCGACGGTCGCGCCGACGTTCACGACAAATTGTTCGTCGGGTCTGGTCAAGGTTGGTCAACCGATGTGATGTTCAGGCGGGTCCGACCGGACCACCCAGCGGAGGCGGGAAGACGATCGGAGGGCTTGGGCCGGGATAAGGCCCTGGGCTCGGCTCTGGCGGCGGCGTTGGATCTGCCGGCGGGCTCTTAGGAGGGACGGGCACGGTCGGGTCGCTGAGGGAACCGCCCGACATCAACCATCGGAACTCAAGGAGTTCCACGCACGGGACGCGACGGTTCCTCATGGGCGATCCCTCGCCGGGGCCGAGATGTCAAGGAAGGAGGCATCCGGGCGGGAATCCCCGCCGCCGCGCCAGTGGTAGGCACGTCGGACGCCAGTGGTGGGAGTAGGAATCGAACCTACGACCTCCAGGTTATGAGCCTGGCGAGCTACCTCTGCTCCATCCCACAATTTGTATTCACTAAAACGACAACAAGGAGTCGTTCGCCGATTCCTTATTTACCCGAACCCGTGTTTCGGGTAATACTCGCACGTCAAAACCTCAGAAGCGTAAAGATGACGGCAGGCATGATCGTCGCGATTCCGGCGATCAGAATCCGAGGGAACAATCCGTCGTCACCGTCGGCCAGAAGCATGAATGCGCCAGCCGCGCCGGCGATCGCGAAGAACGCCGCGAACAGCCACTCGAACCGGAACCCGTAGGCCAGTTCGAGGTAATAGCCGACGAATGCGATCGTCTCGATCGGGCTCATGACTGCAACTCCCTGCCTTCCTCCAGGACGACGGCGTCGATGTCCCGGCGGCGTGACATGATCTGTCCGTTCCAGCGTCGGTCGCCGCGATAGTATTCGCCACGGACGCGCAGGTGGACGTCGACACTCTCCGCTCGGCACCGGGGGCACACTTCGTCGTCGGCTATACAGCCGCAGTCGGAGCAATAGTCCTCGCGGAACTCGGCGCGGTATTCGTCTAGGGTCGGGTCGTCGTCCTTCTGCTGCATCGGTCTTCCACGGGCGTTACGGCTGTTGAAGGCGGGCGGGGACGGGTCAGGGACGTCCCTGTTCGACGCACGTCGGCTTCCGGCCGATCGTCCCCGCCGCTCGATCAACTATACCCGCAAGACGAATATGTGTCAAGTTTATGCTGCGAATTCGAGATGCGTCAGGCGAGCGGCGTCCACATCTCGTCGGACATGATCCCGTCCTCGGGGGCGCCGACCCATCCGTCCGGGGCGGATCGGGCGTTCTTCGCGGCGTACAACGCGGCGGCCCTCTCGACGATCAGCGGGGGATTCCCGGACACCGCCGTGGCGAAGTCGTACCACTGATGGTCGCCGTCGATCGCGACGTGGCGGCAGCCCTGGCACCGATGGCACGTCATGCCGTAGGCCCGGAGCAGGGCTCGCGACGTCTCCAGCGGCTCCCCGCATCGCGGGCAGGGCGGTGCGTTCGGGTCGATGCGAGGGGCTTCCGTCTCGGCGGCCGGATCGCCCTCGGGCTCGTGGACTTCCTGGACCTTCGGGGGCCTGCCGCGACGCTTGGCTTCGGTGACTGACATGTGGCCTCTCAGGATTGCAGGGCTTTCATTGCGGCGCTGATCTTGATGTGTGCCCGGTCGCGCGATCCGTTCGACACGGACAGTTCCCCGCGAAGGTTGTCGACGGCCGCCTGGAGATGTTCGGCCTTCGCGTTCGCGACCGCGAGTTGCTTATTGGCGTTGTTGATCTGGGAGCGAAGATCAACAACGTCTTTGTTGTGCTGTTCGATGATCGCGTCAACCATGTCGTCGTGCTCGGATCGGACGATCAGGTTGCTGCTCAGGAGTCCGAAGATGAGGCTAAACAAAGTCCGTGTCCCCCTCGCCCCAGGCGTTGTGCCACCATCGCGGGTTGTCGAAGTCGGCCTGTGCGTCCTTGTCGCGTTGGATCGCGGCCAGGCGTTCGCGTTCGATGCGTTCCTTCTCGATCTTCTCGCGGACTTCGGGAGGTGCGGCGGCAGCCCCGGATTTCTGCATCTCGCGAGCGGCATAGGCGATCACGTCGACCATGTCATCGTGAGCACCGTTGGGGAACGTCAGGAGTTCGTGTTCGAGATTGTCGAGTTCGGTGTGGCCCTTCGGCAACCAGATTTGGCCGGCTTCCATGAAGACTTGGGACGGGACGGCACGCTCGCCCTTGTCCATGTTGGCCTTAAGGGCTCGAACGCAGAGGCCCTGTTTCCGTGCCGTCTGCACGATGATCGTCTGGGCGGCGGTATCTTCGATCCCCGCGTAATCCAGATCCCACTTATTCATCATCGCACGAACAGCCGGGACTAATTGGTCTCCGGTCATCCTCTCGCGATGAACGTCGAGAAGTGCGAGGTCGCAGTCGGGCGTCACCGCGAATGCACCAATGACCGTGTAATCGGAATCCTTCTTGATGGCGAACGCGAGGTCGACACACGCGAATCGGTGGCAATACTTGAGAGGTACGATCCGGCCTTCCAGATTAATGCACTCTTCCTGGATCGTGTGATACTTGAACCATGCCCGCTTGTAGCGACCGCCGCCTTCCGGAGACGGGCTTCCCTGGTACAATGCGGAAAAATTATAAGCACCAACGACTTTTTTTATGCGTTCGATTCGCTTGATGTCGAACCGTTCAGGCCATAAGGCTGGCCCGTCGTCATGGACCTTGATCCTGATCTTTACCGGGGCTAGTTCCCCATACTGATTGTATTTCGGCTCAGGGATGCTCATGCCGCATGGAGTGCGCAGTGTGTCAGGAAATCATCCAATTGACCGAACGTCATTCCTTCGTATGCTTTGATTCTCTCGGCTTGCTCGCCGGGTATCGTCAGGTCGGCCCAGACCTCATTGGATTCGTGCAATGTTGGTAGATGCAGGTATGTCCACTGGTCGCCACCTTCGGTCATCTCTTGGAGGACAGTCCCGGTAATGTCGGCCTCGTGCCATCGCGTGGCGATGATGATGATCGCGCCATCCGGCGTCAATCGACTGTAAACGGCCGACCTATACCATTCCATATTCTTGGAACGTATCGTCTCGCTGTTCGCCTCTTCCATGTTTTTGAAGGGGTCGTCGATAATGAACGTACGGGCTCCACGGCCAGTGATGCCGCCCCCCACGCCGGCCGTTATCATGCCGCCGCTTCGCCTGTCGATATTCCACAACCCAGCGGCTTTTCTGTCTTCTTTGAGTTTGATATTAAAGAATCGTTCGCCGTATTCTTCCAGTAGATCGCGGACCTTCCCGCCCCACTCAGTTGCGAATGTATCAGCGTAACTGGCGAGTATTAAACTATCGTCTGGATTATTACCTAAAGTCCATGCAGGAAAGTATTTAGATATAAACTCGGATTTACCATGCCTTGGCGCGAGCGTGATAACGAGCCGGTCAACCGCCCTCGCATTGATCCAGACCAGGAGTTGATTCACAAGTTTCAGGTGGGGAGAGAGTTGCCATCTCCCCTCGCTCGCTAACATCGCAAAATTCGCCGGGCTCAATCTTGCCAACCTCCGCTCGAAATCCAATCGCTCCCGGCTGTTGAGCGAGGATATTAACGAGGAGGTTGACTCGTTCGGATGAGGAATCGCCGACATTCGTGATCTCGATCCGTTCCTTGAACAGCCCGTTGTACTTGGCGAGTTTGTCGGACGCCTCGATGGCGCTGTGGAAGCTGACCTCCACGACCTCGCCGTTCCGGAGCTTCATGTCCTTGATCAAGTTCCCGTTGCCGGTCTGCTTGATCTTCGCGACGTTGAGCTTCGCCTTCTGGACGACCTTGCCGTTCTTGTCGGTCTCTTCGACGACGTCTACGAAGTCCATCGGATCGAGCGACGCGATGGCGGACCAGCGTGCCAGGATCTCCGCGACCGGCATGGCACCGGATTCTTCCAGTTTCGCTTCCAGGTACGCCGCGATCTTCGGACTGGCGAGCAACTGAGGCCCGCGAACTTTCGGGTTCGCGAACCCGGCCAGACGCGCCGCCTTCACCTCGTCGTTCTTCGTCGTTTCGAGGTAGTGGTGGATGAACAGGCGGTGTTTGTATCCGAGCGTCGCCATGCTGGGTTCATCGCGGGTTAGCGGGGAGCAGGACGTGGCCTACCAGGCATCCTAGGGCGAAGACGACGACCACGAGGGCGATGGGATACTGATCGAGGAGCGTGGCCGTTACGCGAGAATACGTCGCGTTGACCCCGCGACTCGACATCAGCCAGACGTCCGAGGCGATGATAGACAGGGCGAACGCGAGCATAAGGCAGAGCGTGATCCACTGGCCCTTCGCGTCCATGTCGTCGCCCCCCGTCACTCGATCGTCGGGTCGAACTGTCTCAGCCTCGCCTTCACGACCGCGAGTTCCACGGTCAATTGGCTGGCCTGGACTTCGGCCTTGGTCGCGTCGTCGCGGTACTTGTCGGCAAGGGCCTCGGCCTTATCGAGCCGGTCCAGGATCGAGTTCAGGCGGTTGTCGTTCATGGCCTTGAAGATGGCCCAGCCGAGGGCGATCACGCCCAACGCGACGCCAGTCACGACCGCACCAAAGTCTTCGGTGACGACCGCGTACGTGACGCTGGGGATGCCCGACACGACGCCGACGGTGAACGCCGCCCCGCTCGAAACGTTGTCCATGAAGTTCATCGCCGCCCTCGCGACTTGATGTGAGATCGAACAGCACCGACCGACCAGACGAGGGCGGAAACGATGACTCCGACGATCGCGGCCAACCAGAAGACCCGTGCGTCGATGAACCGGAGATCCTGATCCGCGAATTCCGGGGCGTACCACGCGAAGTAGAACGACCCGGCCAGGATCAGGAAGATCGTCAGCTCTCCCACGGGTCTTCGTGCTTCGGAGGCGCGATCATGCCGGCGGGGGCGTGGTAGGAGTTGAAGATCGCGAACGCCGGGTGGCCGGCGGGGAGCCGGTCGGCGAGGCTCTGGAGGAATGCGGTGAGCATGCCGCCGAGCTTGGCCCACTGGTCGGCCGGGATCTTGCCGATGGCGGTGATGAGTATCGAGAACGCGGCCCTGGCGAGGACCATCCAGACTGCGGACATGGGGACCTCCTTGGAGGATTAGGCGGCAATGGACCAGGACCACTTGGACGGGAGTTCGCGCTTGACGAACTCGGGCGACTTGGCGAGGGCGAACGAGTCGCCTTGGGAGAGGATCGCTTCGACGTGCCGTCGGTCGATCCAGAACGAGTAGGAAGGTTGGTCGAGGGCGAGCGGGCCTTGCGGCTGGTCAGGCCCCCAACTCTGGAGGCAGCACGCACCCTCGCGGTCGTACCGAAGCCCGGCTAGGAGCATGCAGTGATTCCAGGTCCCTCTCGCCGCACAGAAGCCCTGGGCGTCGCGGGGCGAGTTGAACCCGTAGTTCGAGCAGATCGGAACCGGGTAGCCGTTCTTGATAGCGGCTTCCAGTTCTTCCCACGTCCGAACCAAGGCGGCCTCGCCTATCTTGTACTTCGCGGCGACGTCCTTGTATTTCTGCGGGGGGCCGTAGTAGCCCCAATCCTTCTCGCGAGGGCCGCTGTACGGGCCGTCGTTGCCGAGCATTTCCCGGCTGACGATCCCGATGTTCTTCATCGCCTTGACGGCGGCGGACCCGTACGACCCGTCGGATCGGCCGAGGATGCCGGCGACCTCGCGGGACGCGGCGTAGATGAACTCGGTGTGCGTCTCGCGGTACTCGGACGCCTCGCCCAGCGCGATCTCCACGCACTGGAGCAGGTCGTTGCTGTGGCCGTACCCCATCGAGACGCACGACCCGTTGACCTGCGCCTCGTACTGGGGATATCCGCCGAGGACGTCCTTCCACGCCTTGTAGAGCAGGATCGGCTCGCCCGTGATAGGCGTCGACATACACGCAGGTGCAGCCTGTGCGAACGTCGGGCACTGCGCGGCGAAGACGTGACGCTGCGGGTCGTCGATCCAGCCGAAGTTCGGGTTTTGCGGATCAAACTCGGCCATCGACGTCCTCTGGTTTCAGGTGAGAAAAAGCTGCCGGGGCGCGGCGTACAACTTCCGGCCCCGGCGCTGCCGGGCGATCGAAATCGACCGGGGGATATGTCAGGCGGTGGGTTCGGGGACGGGCTTCACGACGACGGAATCGACGTCGGCCTTGTTGGCGTCGAGTTTCGCGGCGACCGCGTCCAGCTCGGCCGGGTCGGTGATCTTCGACTTGAGGTCCGCGACTTCGGCGGTCAGTTCGCCGATGTAGCCGATGGCCTCGCCGAGCTTCGCGTCGGTGGACGACTTCAGGTCGTCGACCTTGGAACTGATCTCGCTGATGCTGGCCATGAAGAAAGCCTCCAGTGCGGGGGACAGTGCGAACGTGTGGACGACGTTGATCGTGACCATGCGGATCAACCTGCTTCGCGTAGGCCCCTGGCAAATTCGGATCGCGCCCGGTTCAGCGCGTCGGCCGTGGGTTGATCCACGGGCTTTCGATCGGGGGCGATCTTGTCGAACTCTGGGGTGACGGCCGTACTAAAGGCGGCCGCTCGGGAGGCGTCCCAGGCTTCCTTGACCTTGACGAGTTTGGTATCCAGGTCGTCTCCGGATCGAACCTGAAACTCTCGATCCCAGGCGTCGGCGTAGGCGGTGCCGAGGGCTTGCTTGTACTGCCTACCGAGCGAAAAAAAATTCGACACCGGTGCGGGCGGCGGCGTCGGGTCCGGGGGAACCGGGGCCGGCGGCGTGGGTCCGGGCGGGACCGGGACGGGGACCGGGATGGGATTCGGCGTCGGCGGGACGGGGGCGGGCTGCGGGACGCGGAAGTTGGCGACGACGGCCATCGCGATCACGAAGCCGAGGGCGAACGTCTTCAGTTCGTCATAGATGCCCTTGACGGCACTGGGGGCCGGTTCGCTCACGTCATCGCTCCCTTGATCTCTTCGATGAATTGCCCGGCCCAGG